CCGACATAGTTATTCCAGGAGGCAAAGCTCCATCGCCGTCTGCAATAAAGAAACTTAACTCATCTCCTGCTGGTAAATCTGTATCAGTTGCAGACAATTGAAAGTTTATTCTTGCACTATCTAATATATAATATGTATTGTTAGGACCTACTGCTAGATCACCCTCTGGTGTATTCCATACAGGATCATCAGGACCTGTTACTGCAAATTCAATAGTTCTATCTTCCCATAGTCCATTAAACATTGCTCTTATTGTTGCAGAAAATACTTTGTCATATGCTACTTCATAAACTGTGCCTACTACACTTGTACCTTCTATTCTAGTACCATTTGGTAAACTACCGCTTATTACTTCTAAACTAGGAGTCACGCCGTTAGCTAATGGCATTTTAATATCAACAACACTACGTTCGATTAAGTTTGAAATTTTTGTACCTGTAGGCACATTCCATAATGCACTTTGAATTAATGCAGCATCTAATGTTACTTGATCTACATCTTGTATAAGTAATCTACGCTGTTTTGTTTCACTACCAAAGATATAAGGATAAGCAGGTTTGGATGAAGATATTCCTACATCAACTGTTGCTTCCTCAAAGGTTAAAAAGTAAGCATATGTGCCTTCTGGAAAATCTGGAGTTACGGTATATCTACCATTGTATCTATCAAGAGTTCCATGACCATCTTTGAACTCAAAATCTTGTATAAATGAACCTGCATCAAGTGTAATAGTACCTAAGTTCGGAATTTCAACAGTTTTGTCATATCTACAATCTCTAGGACGATGGTTATCATTAGGAAATACTTTGTAACTCGATGTCATTTGTATTACAGGAGTATTAATATCTGTACCAAGAGTATATCCGTAAGGGCCATAAATTGGATAACCATCAAAACAATATCCTACAATCTTACTATGCCCATCAGCATGTCTAAACCTATCACTATTAAAGTTTGTTAGATTATAATATGAATTAGTACCGTATAACTTAGCCGTGTCCCATGCATTATATAAAAACGAACCGTTGCGATAATGGTAACTGCCATCTCTTTCAGGATGCCCGCCGGCTTGGTCTGTACCGTATACTTGTCCTAAGTGTGATACGTTGTAATTGAATCCAATAGGAGGAAATTCATTAGTATTTGGTAAAGAATGATCTCCTGCACTTGGACCAGTTGCTAGTACGCCGTTTGCAAAAATTCCCATGCCTCCTAATTCTGTAGGTTGTGGGCTTGCAGTATTTTCGCCTGCTCTATTTTTAAATTTAAAGTTATATGTTTGATCTTTTATAACAAATGAATTAACTCCAAATCCCCTGTTTACTGTATTAGTAAATTCCTGTCCTGCTAGTGCAGGAAAAGGATCACCATCACTAGTAGCTGTTACCAATTGCCCATCAAATGTAAACTTTGTAGCACTAGGATAAGTTCCGCTTGTATCTAAAATATCTAGTTTATTAGGATGCCATTTTGTTGTAGGAATTATACTAGGTTGATCAGGTTGATTAGCATGAATAAATGTAAAGTTATTATTTACAAGAGTTTTAACTGAGTCAGTTACAGTATGCCCCTCAGGATACTTATAGTGTAAGACATCACCATGTGGAGTATCATATGTATACTTAAATGTTCCTCCAATATCAGACGCTCCTACATTATCTGCTATCTGTGTTGGTAAAATATAACCTTGACCTTTTGCTATAGCAAACGCATTTGCTTGTGCTGATAAGAATGTATAACCGAAACTATGAAATCCACCATTATATGGAATAGTAGAATCGTTTACTCCGTGAAACGTTATAACCTTTCTTGGTCTAAATGGTATTTTAATAGTAGGGTAGTTGCTGTTATTAATTCCTGTGCTGCTTTCTATAGACGGAATATAAAAATTATCATCTCTATATGCAAAAGATCCCATTTGGCTTGCAATAGCAACAATTTGATCTACACCTTGTTCGTCTAATTGAACATAAGCTCGTTGAGCTAAAGCTGCGCCGTTACTAAATCCTAATATTCTTATTTTTTGCCCGTCAACATTATTATAAGATTTAAGTTTAGTACATAAATCTTGTAACATAGATACATCAGGCGCTTTGCTTGCTTCTGTGGCTATATTCCAACTATTTTGATAACCTGTTGGAGCTATTAAAATATGATCCGGAAGTATTGAATTCCATTCATTAAGAATGCTTTCACCATTACTGCCTAATCCGTGTAGTAAGATAGCTACAGGAATTCTTTTATTATCCAAAGAATTTATATTTGGTACTCTAACTGCTATTGGATACGTAAATCCGTTAGGTTGCTGGAACCATGATTTTGTTATGGTAATATTAGTACTGGTTAGTAGTTTGGCCATATTTAATTCCTTACGAAGTATTTATCGGAATTATTTTATACAGCAATAGCGCCAAAGTCTACAATCGTGTTTGTTGGTGAAGTTATAGTACCCATATCTTGATCAGTTTCATTTACTATAAAATCAATCATGTTATTAACTGTTGCGTTAATACCACCAAAGTCCATATTTTCAAAATGATTAACAAGTACAGCTGGGTCTTTACCATTTATTAATCCAGTTACATTACCTGTTAAATTACCTGTAAATCCTGTTGATGTAATAGCACCAGCATTTGCAATATTAAATCCGCCTGCGTCTAAGTTACCGCCTAGTACAGGAGTTGTATCATCTGATAATTCAGATGGATCTGATTTGTTTGCAAGCTCTACCCAAACACCGCCGTGACTATAATATGCTCCGCCGGCACTATGAACATGCACAAACATTCCGTGATACGTACTTGCACTAGGCAAGTCTGCTAACGTAGCATACACATTATTATATTTTATCCTAGCATCAGCAAAGTCATATTCTTTTGTAACGTAATTATCGCCTGTTACGGCAGTCTGTGTAAGGTCATAAACTTTATCGTTAGCAATAGTAATGTTGTCGTCTGTGGCAGTAAGTGTAAGGCCTGCGCCTCCTATTATTTTCTTAAACTTTAAATCGTAATTAACTTTTTCTTTAAACAATCCTTCGCCAGTAGCACCAAGATTACTTACCGTAGTTTGCTCATCATCACGTAGATCTAATTCATTAAAGTTAGCATTTACTTTTACAAATGCTTCTCGCAAATCATCACCAGTTCCGTCATTTGCTGTATTACCTAAATTTACTAGTTGTATTGCCATCGATTTTTCCTTGTTATACTATTTATGTTGATATGCCTGCTGGAACACTAGTAGTAAAAGTATTTGGATTAGCAAAAGGAGTATATATAATCCTATTTGTATTTGCGTTCGGAGCATATCCTGATGCAGCACTTGCTGTATGTATAGCAGTTAGTATGGTTTGAGAAGGTTTAACAAGAACCTTCTTGCCATAATCGTTATATAATGCATATCCTAAAGAGTTATTAGTTTGTATTCCTGCTTGTGTCCTGCTATTGTCGTTCCATTCAGGACTTAGAGATCCGCCATCTACAAAAACACTAAAGTATTCCCACATTCCTAATGTTAGCAAATAATAATATTCACGCATTATCAAAGCTCTAACATCAGCATCAGTTCCTGGCCATGTTCCATAACCGCTTGGATCAAATACATTATTAGTAATAGCTTGAGCACAGGCATCATACAAGGCACTGGTTTGATTGTTTTGTGCAAATTGTGTAGGATATGCAGATGGCAATCCATATACAGTAAGTGTGTGTAGTGCATGTTCCATAATTTCTATAATTTGATTGTTTGCACTATATGATCCACCGGTATCATCATATTCCCAAATAAAATCTACATTCTGAAACGTGTTCCTAATAATATCTAATCCAGGATAGTAATCATTTGAATCGTCTGCTAGTATACTAGGACTGTAACTTCCTCCTGAAGTATGACCAATAAATTGTCCTACATTATATTGCTTCATTCCTGCTATAGCTGCAGCTTGTGCAGTAGCATCAATATCTGCTCCTGTAGGATCTAACATTAATTCATAGTGTCTTGCAACTTTTTGTATAAATGAATCTGATACTGCTGTTGCTCCGCCTTTTGCTCCCCAAGCTAAAAGTCTTACTCCACGCACATCTAAATGTTTTGATAAAGGAGACATTTCTGTACTTGTTATAACTGCTTTAGATTGATAATCTGTCGTACCGGCACAGTTGATACTATCGTAGTCATCCCAATTATCTTTTGTACCTTGATACATCATATTCTTTGTTGCGTTATTGTGTGTCCATTCTTTTAGTCCTGCTGGAGTCATTCCTGGACTAGATTCTAGTACTGTTGCAAGCATTCCACACACATTAGGAGATGCCATGCTAGTACCAGATACCTTCATTAACCATTGACTACCGTTTAATGGACTAGCAACCCTAGTATATCCATCTTCTGACACCATATCATTTGTACCACTGCTATCGTCTGAACTTGCTCCTATAATATTATTTCCCGGAGCATAGATGTCTACGCCAGGCCCACAGTTACTAAATTCACTTTTATGTTCTTTACCGCCTTGGTATGTAATATCTAAAGAACCAACCATAAATGCTTCTGTATCGTATGGACTACCTCCTCTATGATAATAGTAAGTTACTCCGTTTATAACTACACGGTTATCCCAGTCTTGATCACCTTCACTTGCAGTGTAGTAATAACTATTTCCGGAAGCAATACACACATGAATGCCTGCGTCTATAAGTTCCTGAATATCAGTATCAACTGATGAAATTCTTAAAGGTATTTTTCTGTTTGTGCCACTACTAAAAATCTTTTCTATTATTCCAGCATTATCTCTAAGATTTGCATCAGATGCAAATCCACTATCACCATAGTTCCAAGTGCCTCCTCTATAGGTTCCACTTGATGGTGTATTTGATAGGTTAGAATTATATCCCCAACTCATGTTTACAATAGTAGGACGTTTTAATCCTGTTGCAGGGTCTACAGGTTTATTATTGTGCCAACCTTTTATTACATCAAAACAGTTAGATACAGAAATACCTGTACTACTATCGCCTGTACCTTCTAGTCCTGAAACTTTTATTGAGTAAATGTGTGCATCTTTTGCCCAGCCCATTGTACGGCCTGCTACTGTACTTGTAACATGTGTGCCGTGCCCATCATAGTCTCGATAATGATTTGCATTTTGAGAGCCTGCTACGCCACTAGCTGAATACCAATCAATTGGTTTTATCCTGCTCACACCGTTAGCATCAGTAAACTCAACATGTCCTGTATCAATTCCTGAATCTTGTATTACTACATCTACACCTTTTCCTGTTAGATTGTAGTTAAATGGTCTAGTCGAACTTGTCACTCCGCTACCCCAAACATCTTCTTTTGTAGTTGCTCGTAGCATACCCCAATTTAAATCACTGCCTGTTACAGCTGAAGTTTTACGCCAAGTACCGGTTTGTACTGCTTGAGTACCAATTTGTACATCGTCTCGATTTTCTGGTGGTTCTTGTATATCTAGCACACGTTCGTCTTTAAGAAGCTCAGTAACTTCTGCTTCTTCTAAAATATAGTGTGTGTTGCGTTGTGATAATGGTCTAGCGTTAGCTACTTCAACCATTCTATTTGTTATTAAACCACGCCCAATGCCTGCTTGCATTTCATCGTCAAATTCAGCATAGTCTACACCACGCTTGAGACTAATAATATATTCTTTTTCAGCCATGTGCTACTAATCCTAAGTTACAATATTAATAGTGTTGCCCATTCCACTGTGTGCAGTACATTGGTAATAGATAGTGCTCGGTGCCGTCATTGGTACTGTCCAAGTTATAGTTCCATTTGTTTGTGTATTGTTAGTTACCCCTGTATTGTAAGCTGAACCACCGTTGCTTTGCCTTAGCTGGAATGGATGACCTCCTGCATTAACAACAAATTTGTATGTTTCACCTCTACGCACATAAAGTACTGGATCATTTTCTGCACCTAGTGGAAAGTATCTTGTGTCTTGTGCAAATACGTAGTCGCTTGAACCATTAGATGTAATATTAAATGTTGAAGTAGGGTCAGGAGCGGATGTAATGTATCCAGCACCGTTAGTCAACTGATTGTTGTTTGTTGGAACATCATCACTAAGTGTTATAGTTTTCCATGCACTAGCTATTCTTAACTGTAATTTTGTTAGTGTTGAGTTATAAATTACATCACCAGTTGATGCTGTAAGAGCATCACGCTCTGCTGTAGTAAAACTTTTTATCCTAAGTTGGCTACTTCCAATAATTACTGCACCTTGTGCATTAAGTTCTATATTAGTAGCTGATGTAATCTTTGGACTACCAACTGCTGTGCTAACAAATTTATTTGCTCTAACCGTATTATTAACTACAAGATCGTTTTCTACAGTTAAATCACTTTGTATTACCATTGCAGGAGTTACTGTAATGCTACTACTATCGTTAGTATCCATTACGCTACCAGTAAGAGTAAATGCTCCTAGTGAGCCGCCTCCACCGCTTTGTGCTACCCATGCATAGTCCGAGCCATTCCAAGAAAGAACATAACCACTAGTTGGATTGCTTTGGTTCAAATGAGTGTCAACATCAGAATCTGTGTACCCAGCATTAGATGTCCATGCATAGTCTGTACCACTCCAGCTTAGTACAAAGCCTGCAGTTGGATTGGCTTGATTTAAATGCGTGTCAACATCACTATCGGCATAAACTGTATTTGTGTAATTACTAGCATGAATAGTTCCTGCACTTGCAGCTGTCCAATCTATAATTTGATTGCCTGAAGGTATAACAGGAGTACCGCTAAGTGAACCATATGCACCATCAAATGCATCAGTTATTCCATAACCTGCTACTGTAGTTGGTTTGCTAGTTAATGAAGCAAATGACTGTGCTGGAACTGATGTTAAGTAATTAGAATCATTAGTCCATTGACTAATATTACCGGTTTTGTTTGTAAATTCAGTTGTGCTTGTAGCTGTAGCAGCATCAGTAATTCCGTATCCTGCTAATGTAGTAGGTGTACTTGCAAAGTTGCCCCAATTTAAATAGTATGCACCATTTTGTCCATTGAGTGTATCAGCATCAAGCCCGCCACCACCTGATGTTGCGTCTGCTGCTGGTGCCCACTGTGCGCCATCCCATTTTAGAACTTGTCCTACGCCTGGTGAGTTACCACTTACATTAGAAAGATCAGCTAGCACGTTGTTAGCAAAGTTAAGTCTTGCACCAACACCATCAACTAGTAGTGTTGAATCATCTGCAAAAACAGAACCAGTTAAATCTCCAGTAAACACACCTTCCGCAGCTGCTTCATATGTGATTTCACCTGTACCGGCATTGTATTTTAAGTAGTTAGCATTTGATGCACCTCTAATTGGTTTGACAACAAAACTACCTGATGTTGTATTCTCCAATGCAGTTCCTGAAGCATTTATAACAATACTACCTGCTGCTTGATTAGCTGTACCGGCACTAGTACCAATTGCTATTGAGTTTGGACCTAGGTTTGTTTGTCCGGCACTAGCACCAATTGCTATTGAAGCTGAACCTTGTGCTGATTTACCAGCGTCAGTACCAATACCAATTGCATTACCACCTTGACTAGTTTCGCCTGCGTCTTCACCGATTGCTATTGCTCGTGTACCGTGTGATGTTTTACCTGCATTTTTACCTAGTGCAATAGCAGATTCACTTGTGCGTAAGCTTGTTGTATCAACTACACCAACAACTTTAGCATTTATTCCGTCTATAATTACACCTGAGTCATCTGCAAATACTGAACCAGTTACATCGCCTACCAGTGCGCCATAGTGTACGCCACTAACTGCGTCGACTAGTAGTGTTGAATCATCTCCAAACACACTACCAATTTGATCACCAATTAGTATACCATTTAACGTACCATTGAACGTAGATGCTGTTATGTTTCCGCTAGCATTAATATTTTGGAAATAACCTGTACCAAAACGTAAAGCCGAAGTACCAATTTCTCCTGTATTAGTTGTAGGTGGAGTAAATGTGCTTGTTAATTCTGTTGTTCCTAGTTGAACTTTAGTTCCTGCTGTAATAGAACCTATTGTTGGATAGTGTATATCGCCTACAATTTTACCTGCTACTGCATCTATCATTACAGTAGAATCATCTGCAAACACACTGCCAGTTAAGTCAGCTTGTAATGAGTTTCCAGTAGCACCACTAAAGTAATCATTTATGTATTGATTAATTCCTGCAGTTGTAGCAAACCCAACATCGTTTGTAAATTCTGATATATTTGTAGGAGCACCTTGTATAGCTGCATACGCAATTTTACCTGTGGTAGCATTAAAAATTAGTGTACCATTGTAATCTTTTAAGTCACCGTATAAACTACTAGCCCATACACTGTTAAATTTATTTGTATTACTGCCAAGTAGTGAATTGTTGTTGATTGTAGGAGTAATGTTACCTGTGATATCTAAACTTGTAATTCCTACTGCTCCAAAATCACTTAAAGGGCGAAATTCAAGGGCTGTTCCTGCAGCATTTACCGCCGCAAACTTATTTGCATTGCCTGTAAACGTATTAGGTGTATCTGATAATTGTAAGAAGTTTTGTGCAACAAGTCTATTGCCTTGAACTGTAATTACAGCAGCTTCTATCGTGCCTAGTGCAGTAATGTTTTGTACGCCTACAATACTGTTGTCAGCAAGATTTAGATTATCCCCGGTTTGGAGTTCTTTGATCTTATTCGCATCGAGCGTGTCAATTACTAGTGGATATCTATTTGCCATTGTTATCTACGTCCTGTTTAATATATTTATCGTAACTCATTATAGTGCCGCAATTCTTGTCTTAAAGTCAGCAAAGTCGGTGCTTGCCGCTACCTCTGCTTTTAATGTAGTTAATGTTATAGTTTCAGCTTGTAATGCACTTGCCGCTAATGCACCTTGAGCTGAAGTTGCCGCATCTGTGATTCCATAACCTGCTAGTGTAGTTGGTTTACTTGTAATATCTGCAAAACTAAAAGTTGTATCGCCTGCAAGTGCTGTTGTAGAACTTGTACCTAATGCTAATGCATCAGTAATTCCATATCCTGCAATAGTGGTTGGTTTACCTGTAACATCAGCAAATGCAACTGTTGTTAGATAATCTGTTCCTGCTACTGCCGCACTAATGTTTCCGGAACCATCTGCTTTAACTATTCCTGTTATTGCACCTACTACTGGATCTGTTTCTGTAAAGCTTGTTGCTGTAATGTTTAAACTATTAACAAAAGTTTGATCTACTCTTGTATCAATTGCAGAATTTACTCTTGCAGTAGTATGATACAAGTTAGTTGTACCTTCTGTTACGTCATCAGTATCACCGCTTAATTCACTTAGTGCATCTTTACTTTGTACTTGTGCATCAACGTATGCTTTTACTGATTCTGCTGATGGTACATTAGTTGCACTTGCGCCTGCCATAGTGTCTGAATCAACTATTGCATTTTGTACTCTAGCATCTGCCCTAGCATCTGTGTAATATAAATTTGTACCTTCACTTAAATTTGTTGTTGATTTTGCAGTGAATCCTGCGTCAACTCTAGCGTCAGCTCTTGCTTGTGTGTAATATAAATTAGTATCTTCTGTTAGGTCAGCTGTAGTATGATTAGCAATACTTGAAACTGTTCCTGTTACATCTCCTACTAAGCTTCCTACAAACAATTTACCTACAGCATCAACCATAATAGTTGAGTCATCTGCAAATACACTACCAGTTACATCACCAATCATTGGACCATACAGTGTACCTGTTAGTCCGTCCATCATCATTTTAGAGTCATCTGCAAATATACTTCCAACCAAGTCTCGAACTTCTACAACACCACTATCAACAAGTAATGCGCCGCCTCCGCTCATACTTAATTTTTTACCACCTAAGTAAATAAAATCTTTTACATGTAAGTTACCCCATTGATTAGTGCCACTTCCTAGATCGTGTGTTCCATTTTGAGAACTAATTAAGCTGCTCTCTAATGAAGTAGGACTTACGAAGTTACCAGCATATAACTCGTTAAAGTTACTATTAGCTTTTGTAAATGCAACACGTAAAGGATCACCATCGCCTTTGTTAGCACTTGTACCGATATTAATAGTTTGTCTAGCCATTTGTTAGGTTTCCTTTGTCAACTTGTATTCTTATTTTTCCAGCAGTAACAATAACTTCTCTTTTCTGTGGATTTTTAGTATCCTCGGCCTTTGAAGCTCCTTCGGTTACAAGTTTGTTCATATATTGTTTACTTAATAATGTTTGGTGACTATCGCTCATTAGTGTTTACCTACCACAATTTCAACTATACCACGATCACCATCTTGTTTAGATCCTACAGCCTTACCAATTACAGTACCTACACTAGGATCATTATTAACAATTGCATAGCCTGCGATTGCACTAGTAACTAACAAGTCGCCCTTTTCAACTTTGCCAATTACTTTACAAGGCACTCTTCCTTGTAGTGCTAGTGCAGTAACATTTAATCCTGACAATGCTGAGTTCATTAAGTGTGCTGGATTAGTAGATACAATACCAGCAACTTTTCTATCGCCTTTAATCTCTGTTGTTGTAATTTCTTCTTCGCCACCAAAAACTAGTACAGTGCCTGGCTCATACAAACTATCTGCTAAGTAATTCTCTGCTAAGTCAGCATAGTAAGCTTCGGTTGCAGTACCATAGAATGTTGTAGCATATATGTCTTTGTATTTAAATGTTGAGCTACCAATATCGTATGCATTTGTTACATCTGGCACTGCTCCGCTACTGCTAAAGATAAATGGTACAACACTTGATGTTGTAGCACTATCCGCTGTCACAATACCTATTTGTCCTGCCGCTGTTTTACCAGTATTAGCACCAATTGCTATAGCTGTACTTGCTGCACCTTTTTCGCCTGGTGCTTCAATAAAGCTAGAGTAGATCCAGTCAACACCTAGTACTGCTTCACCGTTAAAGTTTGAAGCATCTTGTAGTACACTTTCTGCAACACCTGTTCCGTCTATATTAACACTACCTGCAATTAATAAATCTGGTTTACCATTTGCACTAACACCTGTAGTACCTGTGGATCTAAGTATTTCACCTTGTGCAGGTGTTTTCATTATAACTGTCGTAGTATCTAGTGCTAATATTTCGTATGATGAATCACCGCCAAGTATTAATGAGTTTACTTGTATACTGCCGTTTAGATCACTTTTAATAATACTGTTTACTTCACCTGTCTTAGTAACGTTTGATACAGCATAAGTTCCTGTGCCTGTTTTAATTACAGCTTCACCTGGATCTGATCCTACTGCTATTGTTGTAGTCAAATCAGCATCACCTATTCCGCCGCCTTCTGAAACTACTGTAGCAAATGATATTTCATCAATGTCATTGTCACTGCTGTCGCCACTCCAGTTACCTAGCACAGTGCCGTCACTTACACGTTTGATTTTCTTAAGATCAAGTTGTCCATCTGATATTGTAGTCCAACCATTTGTTGTAGTAAACACATCGCTATCAAAAGCAACAACGCCCAAGTCTGCTTGACTTATATTTGTTGCATTTATTCTTGTACTAGCAGAATTCATTGCTAGTTTACTTTGTGATATTTGCGCTGCACCGTTGACATCTGCGTTTACAATAGTGCCTACTTTGATTTGAACATCTAGGTCTACATGTCTGTCAGTTACAACACCGCCTACAATTGTTCTATTTCTGGATGGAGTAAATGATATATCACTATTTGCTGTTGTTATACCATTTGCCCAAACATCAATTGGGCCTTTTACAAGGGTACCTTGAGCACCACCTACAACACTTACTACATCTTGTGATTCGCCGCTACCTGCAGGCAATCCGTCTTGGAATGTTCCTGTAACAGGAGTGTATGTTATTTCAATAACATTACCTTCAACACCTACTGTAGTTTTCAAGTCAACAATAGTACCTGTGGCGCCACTGTTGTTACCACTTATAGTTTGTCCTTGTACAAACGGTCCACTTACAATCGATCCTGCATTTATAATAAGTTTCTTTTCGCCTGTAGCAACAAACAAGTTACCTAAAGCATAGTCATTGTATTCAGAACTTCTTAGATCTTCTACTGATGTAGAACCAGCAATATTATCAACATATACCTTTGTTGCAGCATCACTATCTTGTGCCGGTGCTTTTAAGTTTGTAATTGTATTACTTGCAGCATTTAAATCACCCGTCATTGGTACAACACCATTTGGTGCAAGTACGCCTGGTCCTAGTTTGTTACTTACTGCTGTACCATTAACATCATATCCTAAACGTCTGTTTACATATCCCCGTACAGCACCTTCGGTTGGCACTGTGTCTGAAGCATTATCTGTCATTGCTGTATCTGTTGAGAATTCAGTAATAACAACACCACGTTTAAATCCTAGTCCGTCAACATCGCTAAGTGCAATACTTGCACTAAATGTAACTGTACCAGTACCTTGGTCAACTTGGAAGAATTTACCAACCTTGAAAATACCATTTTGATCTGTACTTACAAAGAATACTCTACCTTTGTTCTTTTCTACAACTTCATTAGCTTCACTCTTCTCTCCAGGAGGTCCAAATATAAAGTTTGGATAGTTTGATGCATTAAAGCCGCCTGTACCTATATCTAGGAAATCATGTCCTGTAGCTCTACAAGTTGAAATGTTAACTGTAACTGTACCTGTTGCTCCTGCTTGTAAACCTGCTCTAATAGTGTTAGTTAACCCTGACAATACAACTGTGCCATGTATACCTGTTGCATTAGTAGAGTTAATTGTTTCTCCTACTTCAGCTAGATCAACAATAGCGTAAACATCATCTGAAGCTGATACTTGTTCTGCGCCTCCGCCTGTTACACCTCTATAGTTGTAAACATAATGTTTCTTACCTTTCCAAGAAATAATTGGAGCTTCAGTTAACGTCGAAGTTGACCAACCTACTGGTCTGTATGCTTCAGGTGTCCTTGCATTATTGTTAAGTCTAAATTTCTCGTTAGCATCTGCTACTGCTTGAAGTGCTAGTCTAACATCACCTGCTGTTGCACCTTTAGTAGTTCCAGTGCCGCTTAATGCTGTTTCCGCTGCTCTAGTATTATCGATAGTTAATCTAATATAATCATACCCACTATCAAATCCTGCTTGGATACTATTAGCACCTAATGTTGTACCTAAACTGTTGCTAGTTAAAAATGATATTGATCTATAAAAGTTTCCTGGATTCTCATTAAACAATACCGCAGTACTTGGTCTAATAGTAAGTAAATCTGGCTGTGCTAAGTCATTAAATATATGTGTTTCGTTGCGTCTATAGTTTATAAGATCGTTGTGCGTTGGAGATGCAACAATACCGTTTTGTGCATATTGTGCAGATGATGTTGAGAAGTTTAATTTATAAACTGCTCCACTGTAAGTTGGCGTGTCATCTGTTGTAGTAAGAGCTGTACCCGAGATACTTGCGCCTGTTATTGCACCTGTGCTTGGAGTACTATCTCCCGCATCAACTTGTGTTACTGTAATAGTAGCATCGTTTGCAGGAGTTGCTCCGCCTAGCTTATCACCTGTAACTAAGAATGTATCATTTTCTCTATAATCTGTACCTGGTGTTTTAATTACAACAGTATATCCATCAGTTTTTGTTTTGCGTACTTGGAATCTTGCACCAGTAGCTCCAGCTTCTGCAACGGTCTGTGTTGCTGTAATGGGCGGTGTGCCACCTACACCTACTCCATTAAATGCACCCAGGTGCGGAGTAGCTAATTCTACATTGCTTACTTCGTATCTTCCTAGTACAGCATTTGGTGATGCATTAGTATGATAGATATCAAATTCTGATCTGTTTGACGGTACATCTTTCATATCATACACATACATATAAGCTGTAGCTGCTGCGTTTGTGTAACCTGTTGCATCAACTGAAAGGGGTACACTGTTAGCACCTAATGCGCCTGTGGTGCTTCCTGTAATTGTGTTTGTTGTGTCGAAACTTCCTGTAGTATCTCGTAAATAAATTTGACTATTACCGTTAGCACCTGTTGATATAACAACTACACCTGTTGCACCTGTTGATGCTTGTGTAAATGTTTCGCCGGCTACGCCAACTACAGGTCCTGTAGTTTGTAATATAACTGAAGCTGAGAATATCTTGCCCGGCATAACCATATCTTCTGCTAGAGATACAGCGTCTGGAATTTCGTTTGGATCTGATCCTTCAGCAACTAATCCAAATTCGCCGTAACAACTAGACCCTGTTAAAGATCTAATTTGAGAACCGTTTTTAGAATAGTAACTTACATGACAGTAGTATGTAAACATAGATACCATTTCTGATATGCCACCGTTTACAGCAACTAGACCATAGCCCAAGTCGTTAATTTGTGTAAAGTCATTACCTAACATACTTCTGTTACCAGCTGTTTGTAGTGTAATGTCGATCGGCGATGCAACACTTTGCACAGTTTGCCTAATAATTAATGCTCTGTTAGTGTCAATTGCACCATGTGCAGCTTGTAGTCCTGCTGTTGCCCATGTAATCGATGGTTTAACAATTGCTGGTACACTGTTTAAGTTTGATGCTTGAATTACATTGATTATAATATCAATCAACACACCTAATTGTGTTGCTGTAGTAGCATCAGCTGTTAAGCCTGCTGTTACCTGTGTTTCTGCGTTGCCTGTTGATTTAGTAAAACTTACGCCGTTTACAATATCTGACAATAATCCTTTAATATGATTCATTGCATTAACTGTTGGAGTAACTTCAGCTGCTGCTAATACAGCTACACCATCATCAATATATGAACGTGCGGCTTGTCTTGATGCAGTATTACCACCGTAGTTGATATCGTAAGTAATAGCATCAATAATAAATCTTACATCTCTAGCACATTTAACTTCATCATATCCTGGTGCTGGACTATTAAGATTAATAAATGCTACTGCTTCTGCACCTAAAAATGTTCTATTTTCTTGTAGCTTTGTACGTGCTTCTACTGACTTAGCGTAAGGTAATGCACTCGGTGCTGAGAAAGTAATTGTATCTGCAGCAGTTTCAGTTCCTAATGCACCATTGTCAAGTATATCAATAATTTCATCGAAAGCAGCATTTGATCTTGATAATGCTGTTGCGTCACCTGCAACACTTGATAGTGCGGCAGTTTTAGCTTTAGTAACTTGGATAGCTGCAATAGTTTGTGCTTTTTGATTTGATTGTAAGTATGTACTTACAACGTTACGTTGATATGCTAATCCGTTTGTTACCGCGTTATAATTTGTGCCAAGTGCTAAATCAAACTGTACAGCGTCTAAAATATAACCTGTATCTCTTTCGCATTTAGCAACTTCAAATTGAAATGTTCCTACTTGTGTAAGGTTAAATCCTGTAATAAGTTCACTAGTAGTGCCTGTAAATCCTGTACCGCTATTTGAACTTCTGTCTAGTACAAGGATAGCTGTTCCTAATGATTTATCATAATTTGTAATTGCGTTAACTTGGAATCTTCTGCCATCAATGTAAAACGCACAAGGAGTTTGCGGTTTTCTTACAAACAACCCTTGTGGTTGTGATTGTGATCCTAAACTTTTAATATTTAGAGTAAAAGGATCATTACTTACTCTGCCAGTAACTTGAATAGCTGAGTTACCTACAAATGCATCTGTATATAGTCCGCCTCTAAATGCTTGCTTGTTTAAACTTGCAGCAAAACTAGATCCTGTTTGTATGTACGGTGATTTAGTAAGTATTTGTCCATCTGGATCAAGCACACCCATAAATCCACCATGACCTTGCACAGTCATATTACGTAGAATAGTAGCATCGTTTAATAAAAATACGTCTTGATCTCTATTGTGCTTAGGTGGATTGTAAGATGTATTAAATGCAAAGTTTACAGAGTTTATAAAATTAAGTATAGTAGTATCTATTGTATCTATTTCAGTCCAATATGTTGCAATTTCTGTTGCATCAAATGTAACACCAGAAGTATGTTGCAGTTTTGGAACATAATATCTTATAACACCTGCTGATGTAAATTTAACTACATCTTGCAATTTGTATAATTTACCTGTAGTCCAAGTAGCTGGAGCAGAATCACCATTAGTTAAATCTTGTGCATATACTCTATCACTTGCAGTCCCGCCCGATTGGTTGTATAATGTACTAGGTGCTTGTCCTTGTAGCAATTTGTTTGCCATTGTGTATATGTGTGCAACACCTGCTACCCATTCGTCATGTACACTGCTAATTAGATTTGGACTAGTTAAACCTTCTTGGTAAATGTCGCCTTGCTCTTGCAAAACAAATTCATTACCACCTAATCTTAAATCTTTTATAATAGCATCAACTATTTGTCCAGTCCAACCGAACCATTTTGCCCTAGAATATACTGCTCCTGCTGGCAATGAAGGATATGTCGTTTCAATATAGTTTACGACCTGTTCTTGAATAAATTCTTTGTTGTCAATAAATGTAAGTGCCGATGTTTCCCAGTTTCCTACGTTAGTGTAACCAGCGCCTATATTTTTTAAACTTCCTGGTTTTTCTAAATAGTGATAACCAAAGTATCCATCAAATGTTCCTGTGAGCGGGTTTTTATACACGTCACCATTAAGAATAGTATCAACAGTAATATTAATTGCGGGTGCGCCGCCACTACCTAACTGAGAGTCTTCAATAGTAATTAATTCTTCTTTAACAAAGTTTTTACCTTTTACTGTAGGAGTTGCAGATGTTACTGCACCATTACTATCAATTATAATTGTTAAAGTTGCTCCAGTGCCAATATTGCTTGTAGTCATATTAGCACTAGTTACAGTGTAGGTTCCTGCTGTTCTAGATGAATTAATTTGAGTTTCAAATCTAAGTGTGTTTATTTCTGAAACACCTAGAACCATACCATCAAATTCAGCGTCTCTATAGAAATACGTATCAGCGTATCTTGATTGAGATATTCTATTCTTAGGTCTTACAATAACTCTACGTTGCTCGTCACCTCTAATAGAAACGTTGTTTGGAACTTTAATTGGAAAGTCTTCGTCATAAATGCCTGACTCAACAACAATTACAACCTGTGTTTCATTTTGTACGTTACCGTATTCTAATTCTTCACCTGGTATAAATTCAATTGGTTTTAATAATTGTAGTTCAATTTCGTCTGTAGTAGCAATACTTACTGCTCGTGATCCAGACTCGTGTTTATAATCTACCATCAGTCCGATAGCACCAGATGTTTTACCTCTTATAACTTTACCAGGAATAACATCTGTGTTGTTTGGATTAGCTTGATCTAAGAAACCAAAGTTACCATTGTTTGCATTAATCTTATAGGTCGTTGTACCATCAACAATTTGCGGAGCATTCAATGCTCCATTATTAATTACATCTAATACAATTTGAAACTTTGCATCGATAGCATCGTCAGCAGTCGCATCTGGAGTGATTGAACCGTTTATAAATTGTGTAACTTGTGTTTGATAACTTGTTGGTACTGCTGTGTTTGTTAAAATATAATTTTTAACAATATTTTT